ACCGAAATCGTGGCAGAACGGGCAAACATTTTGATTGCGTTTGATGCCGACGCTACGTCTCTCGCTTATGTCTGGCGTGAAGGTGCAGGGGCTTGGTCGTCACAGGGGTCCGACGCTTCCGGGGGTGGAGTTAATCTAGAATTTACCACCGGTGGGGTTGATGATTTTAATATTTGCTCTGATAGAAATGTTGCTGCAACAATGTTTGACGGGAATATATCGCGAGTAGCGATGTGGACTGGTATAACTGTGCCTGACATTACCAACAGCACAGTTCAAGATAAATTCTGTAATTCAAGTACCGGAGTTCTTGTTGATCCAGCAACGTCGGTTGCAGCTTACGGAACACCATTATTAGATTTCTACGGTAACGCCGCAGCGTGGAACGACGTAAGCGCTAATCATGGTTCGAGCACCGGCTGGTCGATGGTCGGTACAGTGGTAGACGCATAATGGGTATATTTAGATTAAGCACACAAGGTGGTGGAGTATTCATGGGAGGTGGTGTTCCTATTGTTGCCAACCAAACCTTGGATTTTGGCCGTCTCACATTAACAGGCGCTGGTGGCACAGCTGTAGTTAATACTGGAAATACAATTACATCTGCTTCTATTGACAGCGGCACTGACGCAGATCACTGGGCCGTTTCTTCCAACGGAACGTTTACACCTTCAGCAACAGGTATTAGTGAAGGTCTTTCGGCTTCTTATTCTTTAGGCTGTACTTTTACAAATGCTAGTGGTAGTGATGGTGCTACTATTACAATCAACACAGAAGCTGCTACTTACAGTGTTATTCCAGGAGAAATTGCTGCCGCATTGACGGCCATTGGTACAGCGTCATCTGCTGCTAGAACTATTAAATGTCGTCCAGGTACTTACAGTTCTGGGCTTGGCAGTACAGTCCTTAATGATAAAGCATTTGTAAATCGTGTCACAATAACAGCCCACAACCAAAGTTCTAAACCATTATTTACAGGCCAAATTTTAGATATTAAGAATACTGATAATCTAACTCTTTCTTATTTAGAACTTTATCACGCGACTCTAGGAGATACTGACGGTCTTATTGAGATGCGTAATGGATCAGATAATATCATAATTGATAATTGTCTGATTTATGGAGTCTTCAAAGATCCTTACTATGCTTCTCCTTATGTTGTTGACACTGAAGCTCCGCTTGGGAGAGGTATTTTATTATCAAATACTTGCGGTACAATAACGATTACAAATAACGTAATCCATAGCATTGCTCAAGGTTTTGTTATGGTGCAGGCGTGCACGGGAGATTTGCTTATTCAAGGTAATGAAATCTATTGGTTCTTTCAAGATGGAATGTATTTGAGAGCGCTTGATACTAGTGATCAACCAGCCTCTGTAATTATTCGAGATCATATTAGTCATGATGCTATGATTAATGATCTTGATTTCTTCCCAGATGGCCCACATGTAGACCACATTCAATTCGATAATGTGGGAACCGTAGGGGAAACTTGGGATAATGTAACCGTTGAGAGAGTCCGTATTTGGGAAGGTACAGCGCGAGGGGTCGAGCAGGCACAGCAGGGAATTTTCTGCAGAGGCAATCCAGGGTCTAATGGTGCTCAATGGAATGGAATGCGAGTTGCCGGTTGTATTATCTCTTTAGGCGCTATTGTTTGGGGGATTGGAATCCTTCACGCGAAGGACTGTCGAATTTACGGCAACACTGTTTGCCGTCCCATATCAGGCGGCGGGACTACTTCTGTTCTCGGCATTCGCATCGGAAGTGAAGGATCATCTGGCACTCATATAATAAAGAATTGTGTTACTGAGGCCATTGATTCTGCGGGGGTTACCGTTGGCGGTACGAATTGCAAGGTGCTAGGGCTCCGCGGAGCGACCATACCCTATTCAGACTGTTTTGATTTGATAGCCGGTGAGAATCCAGAAAGTGCTGCCGAAATGCTCACACACTTCAATATGTTGGCGTTAGGTGAACTTGATGTGGATAATTCTGGTACGGCATCGGTCGGAGACATCGGGGCTGCTGGATCAGGCTATGTTAACTGGGTAGCTAAGACTATTGATACTGGTTATGAATAATGGAAAACGGCAACAACGATAAGGTTCAGAAGTTAGCGCAGAGCGCTTGGTTTGCTGTACTAGGCAGATGCTTCATGATCCTTTGTGTTCCTTTATTGTCATTTGTTCTTGTTAATATAGTTGATTTGAAAACTGATATGAAGGTTCTTCAGGTTACTTTAGATGCTCAGAAAGCTGCTATAATAGAGTCTTCTACGAATTTCTATAGAAGCTCAGAAGCTGTTAGAGATCAGAAGTTAATGCAGTTATTAAATGATGAACTTAAACGAAGAATAGAAGTATTAGAAGGTCAGTTAAAGCCTGCTGACAGTAGACGTAGATAATGGGAAGACCTAGAAAAGGACTCTCAGACTCACACTTAGAACATAAGTTGAGAGCCGAAGCAGATTTAGAATACTTTATTAACCTAATACACCCTAAGAGGTTATTAGGGAACATTCACCGTGAGGTTATTAGGTGGTGGACTAGACAAGATGGAAAGACTCATCAGTTACTTCTTCTGCCTCGCGATCACGGTAAGTCTGCCATGGTCGCATATAGAGTGGCCTGGGAACTCACTAGAGATCCCACCCTTAGGGTTCTATATATCAGTAGCACCAGTAATCTGGCCACCAAGCAATTAAAGTTTATTAAGGACATCTTTACATTAGATAAGTATAGAATGTTCTGGCCCGATATGGTCCATAAGGACGAGGGCATGAGAGAGAAGTGGACTGAACGGGAAATATCGTTAGATCATCCTCTCCGTAAAGAGGAGGCAATCCGTGACCCCTCAATATTTACTGCTGGTCTCACTTCTAATATTGTCGGAATGCATTGTGATATTACTGTGCTGGATGATGTTGTAGTTCAGAGTAATGCCTATACAGACGATGGAAGAGAGAAGGTCCGTGATCAATACGGATACTTATCGTCCATCGGCGGAACAATGGCTAAAGAATGGGTGGTCGGTACCAGGTATCACCCCAACGATCTATACTCTGAACTAATAGGAATGGAGTTAGAAAGTTATGATGAAACTGGTAGAGTCAATAAACGCGTACCTCTCTTCGAAGTATTCGGAGATGGAGAAGCGAACAGAATCACTGTTGAAAGCCTGGGAGACGGCTCCGGTGAATTCCTCTGGCCTAGACAGCAACGTGAAGATGGTAAGTGGTTCGGATTCGACCAAGAAGTCCTTTCTGTTAAAAGAGGACAATACCTTAACCAAACTCACTTTAGAGCCCAATACTATAACGATCCACAGGATACAGGATCCTCGCCTTTCAACCGAAGCCTCTTCCAATACTACGAGCCAGGATACCTCTCCTGTCGTAACGGAAAGTGGTTCTTCAAAAACGAAAGGCTCAACGTCTTCGCCTCCATCGACTTCGCCTATTCCTTAGGTAAGAAGTCTGACTATACAGCTATCTGTATAGTAGGAGTAGATGGAAGAAACAACTATTATATTCTAGAAATAGATAGATTTAAGTCTGATAAGATATCAGAGTACTTTAATCGAATCCTCAAGATGCACGAGAAATGGGGATTTAGGAAATTAAGAGCAGAGGTTAGCTCAGCTCAGCTAGTAATCGTAAGGGACCTAAAAGAAAATTATATTAAGCCCTATGGATTATCCCTCGCTGTTGAAGAGTATAGACCTCCTCTTAAGGCCGGTTCCAAAGAGGAACGCATTATGGCCGCCCTAGAACCCAAGTATGCTAACAGACAGATCTGGCATTACCAAGGAGGTAACTGTCAGGTCCTTGAGGAAGAGTTATTATTTAGAAACCCTGCGCATGACGACGCTAAGGACTCCTTAGCTTCCGTCGTTGATTTCGCAGTACCACCAATCTCAATCTTTTCACAGGCAAAAGCTATGATGCCCCAATTCCAATATCATTCACGCTTCGGAGGCGTAGTTTAATTGACTTCAAAAGTACTAGACGTAGATGACGTATTAGAGCCTGACCGTAAGGCTGTAAGGATATCCGAGCAGTGGATTGAATGGAAGATGTATCGCAAGCAGGCAGAAGACCTGTGGGACGAGGTACGTCGATATGTATACGCTACAGACACTACTAAAACGTCTAATTCCACGTTACCGTGGAAGAATAAGACGACGATCCCCAAGCTCTGTCAGATCAGAGATAATCTATATTCGAACTACACAGCCACTATGTTTCCTCAGCGTAAGCCTCTCGTATGGGAAGCTAACGAAAAGGATGCCAACTCAGTAGCTAAACGAGATGCCATTACCAACTATATGCAGTGGGTAATAGAGCAGCCTTCGTTTAAGCACGAGATGGATAAGGTGCTCCTAGACTACATCGATTACGGTAACTGTTTCATGACAGTTGACTGGGTGGATGAGAGAACTGTTACAGAAGATAACAAGACACAGACAGGGTATGTAGGCCCCGCTCTCCGTCGTATCTCTCCTCTAGATATCGTAATGAATCCTACGGCAGAAGACTTCAGGTCTGCTCCTAAGATTGTACGTTCTTTAATCTCTATCGGAGAACTTAAAGAACTATTAGAGCGTATGTCTAGTGATGACAACCGAGAGGAGTACGAAGCACTCTGGAAGTATCTTAAAGACCTTAGATCTAATGCCAACCAATATCCTGGAGAATGGAATCAAAAGGATTCCCTCTATAATATCGATGGCTTTACGAACTTCCGAAACTACCTT